TTGCCGATGACGATTGAGTTAGTGTCACCGACAGCGGCAACATCGGATTCAAATCCAATGACTACATTGTTGCTGCCTGTAGTAAGCAAGTCACAAGCGTAGCCACCCAATGCCGTATTACCCGCGCCTGTTGTTACTGCACCAAGCGAGTGTGCGCCCACAGCAGTATTGTTGGTTGCTGTTGTGGCAGCATCCATAGCGTTACTACCGATTACAGTATTTCGGTGTCCTGAACAATTAGCACTTAGTGCCACATATCCGATTGCGGTACATCCGTATCCATTATTGCCATATCCTGCACTTGCTCCAATAGCAACTAAGAATTGACCGCCTACCTTATTTGCAGCACCTGCCGCAGAGCCGATAGCCGTAAGACCACCACCAAGATTGTTTGCACCGGCATTAAAACCAATTGCAATGCAGTTTGCGGCGTTGTTGGAAGTTCCTGCATTGCCACCTACAAAAACATTGTTTACGCCTGTGTTAGAAACTCCTGAACCGGGACCAATGGAAACTAGATTATTGGATTTATTTTGGTACGCCGCTTGATACCCAAACGCTAATACTGTGCTACCCGTGTTTACATCTGCCGCTTGAACACCAATAGCAGTAACAGATGTTCCCGTGTTGTTGCCAAGCGCAAGCCGACCGATTGCAATGTTGGTATCGAAGTCTCCCGCACCACGACCAATCTTGTGTCCGTTGATATAGGAGTCTTTAGCAACACCCACACCACCAGCAACAATGACTGCACCTGTGACAGACGATGTCGATGCGGTTGTGCTTGTCCCCGTAAGGACTCCGCTGAAAGCCCCAGTAGTTGAAGAGATACCGGCGGAGAATGTGTTGAGTCCCGTAAAGGTGTTTGTGCTAAGAGTTGCACTAGTAACCGAAGTACTTCTGCTAGATGCTGAAATTAAAGTTTGCAACGAAGACAAATAGTCTTGCTGTTTAGTACTTAATACTTTTGGTTTTTGTTGTAATCGTTTGTTTGTGGCCATTAGGCAAACACCCGGTATGGGATGGACGGCTCAGGGGTAAAGGTCGGCAAAGCCGTGACCTGTTCAGGGGTCAACTCGATCATGGCGCGGATGTTGGTGTGCCAACGGGTGTCACCGGGACTGAGGATGTTGCCCTCGCTGTCGGTCTTGGGTGGGATGGCACCGATGTGGTCAATGGAGATCCCTTCAGTAGGAACCACCATGACCTCCCCTTCGTGATCTGTGGTCTCCTGGGCAAGGCCAGCAGCGATGAGGATGTCTTCCATAGCGGACTCTGTGGGGGTGCGGAGCATATAGTCCATAGTGTTTAGGTTGTCAATGAGTCAAGTTCGTTAAGTGTGAATGCGCGAGGCCAATACTTAACCTTTGCAATTCTGACGGATGACGCAAATGCGGATTGAGTAAGCGTAAATGCCGCTACCCCGCTAATGTTCAGAGTTGAGACATCGCTGTAGTTGTTCTGTGTGGGCGAACCACTCGATGCAGAACTTTTAAGTGATTGACGCAGGAATGTGTTGCCGCCGCAAGACATTGCGTGTCGAAATCTGGTTGTTCCGGAAGGAATAGTCCATCCCGCTCCCACGGGCAATTCAAAAACGTATCCTGCATTAACTAAACCGCGATAACCCTGCGGCGCATCGCCTTGGCGGTACTGCCAACCGAAACGACTTCCTGCTGTGTTTGATGTGCTGAAGCCACCCATCGGGTAACTTGTTGTACCAACGTAAGTGACCGCTTGATCGACAAACAAGGTGCCTTCTGCTGTGTTGAAGTTTCCGCCAGCAGACCAACCAGCAAAGTCAGTTAGGTAGCACATATCCGCATTCCGCGTGACCTGACTTGCAACGGTGGCAACGTAACTTGATGCACCGCTACCGGCTTCCAGTTGTGCGCCCCAAATTTCAATTGCGTCTCCGCTTGTAACGACACGAAATCCGACACGCTGCGCAGCGGTTGTAGCCGCAAACGAGTACCGCACCCATGATGATGTAATCGCTTGTGTGGTGTAGGTTGAGCCGTTGTCGAGCGTGTATTGAATGTTGCCGGTGCCTGTAACTCTGCGTAGCCAAACACTCAACGTGCGAGAAGCCGAAGTCCCGATTGCGGCCGAACTAATGATAGTTCCATTACCCGCGCTTGCGGTAATTTGTAGCGCGGTCGCGTCATTGCGCGGGCTAGTGTTGTTGGTGCTTGTGCGCGTGAGGTTTGTATCAGCCCAATTGTTGTTGGTTCCGCCCGTTGTAGCAAATGTCTCACTAAAGTTGAGAAGATTTGTTGCTTGCCCCTCAATCAGCAACCCACGCAACGCAAGCGTTGCCGGGTCATAGTCAAAGCGCGCCTTGGTGGGATCGTTGGTAGCCGCTGCGCCCATCACTGTGACGTACCCGCTGCTGTTGATGTAAGTAGCAGTAGTACTTCGCGTAAATGTCAGCCTTGAGTCCAACACACCCGTAGTAAAATCAAGGTTCAGCGTAGAGCCATCGCCAAGACTATTCATTGTCAGCATGTCACCCATAGCACCGCGAGACATGGGACGGTGGAAGCGGCCGAGGAGACTTCGCATAGGTGTGCCTGTCGATCAGAGGAATGAATGGAAGGCGTTCAACGTGCCGCTGCTTGACTTGCATTGAATGGTGATGTAGCGGTGACCAATCGTGTCGATGACCGCGTGAGCAGCAGGAGTACCAAGGATGGCAGCAGTGCCTGGGCTGTACAGGTTCACGGTCGGTACGCCCGAAGCAGCAGTCAACCCGTGGAAGAAGTACTGAGCAGTACCCTCAAACGTCACGGTCGGGATGCTGCCTGACGTTGCGTTGTAAGCAGGGGTCAACTCGGCGAGCAGGTTGGGGACGTACAGATCCACGCCGCTTGCCTGAGTGTACACAGACCAACCAATGACGCGGATGCCAAGACCCGTCGCGTTGTTCGCCGTGTGGTACGGGGTCAACCGCAACAGGCTCGGCTTGTCGCCAGCACTTGACGGGATGAGGAAGGTCGTGCCTGTCGTTGCAGGGATGGTCAGGGTAGGGACAGCAGCCAAGTAGGCCGTGCCAGCCGCTGCTGAACTAATGCGGTACGAGGGCTGTTCGGTAGCGATAGTAATGTCAGTAGCCATAGTGTTCCTTTAGGTAAATGCGCGAATTAAGAAACTAGCAGCGAGGCTCATGCCGGCTCCAATAGCCGCTGACCAACCGAGCATGTAGCCGCGTGAGTATTCAAGAGATCGGATGCGCTCGTCGTGTTCCTTCAGAGCAGCCGAGTGTTGAGTGTGCATTGATAGCAACGAATCCACCTTGCCTTCTAGGCGACCAATGGCGAGAAACAGTTCTTCGTTGTGAGAGGAGGTCATGTGTGATTCTTTACGCTGATGCAATTGCTAATTCAAATCCGAATACACCGCCTAGGTTCTTGATCATTAACAGTCCGTGGCGTTGGCAAATTCTGGCAAAGTTTTAAGATACTCGTAGGCTTGCCTAAATACTGATTCGTTTGGATCATGCACAAATCCACAAACCATCCCAGATATTTTTAACCCATCTTTTGTATCAAAAATATCTACAACTAAATTCATTGTGTTTTTATTTCCACTTAATGAATTTACTTTGATGTATGCATTATTAAAATCTAAAGTTTTTCCAAGATACAAAACATGTTGTGTTTTAGATAAAGCCATTTTTCACCTTTATGAAATGTCGCAGATTGTGCAATACCAGTTGCTTCCTTGTTTTTTAGCAAACAATACATCACCACTCGTTGCAAGAAAATCAACTCCTACATTTCCTTTTAGCGATGACCCAGTAAAATCAAATGTTGTGTTTGCATCGTTTACCCTTACTGTTATTTCTTGTCCGTCAACTCCATTTGTAAAATCTGTTATGCTAGTAGCAACTGTGTTTGCAGTTACAAACTCAGTAACATATTGAACTGTTGGAGTTGCACTGTTAACAGTAAGCGTTACTTCCGGCTGGGAAATGATTATTGGTTGCGAATAATTTGTTAGGCCCGAAGTAAAATACAAACCCAATCTTCCAAATGTCACAAGATTTTTATGTCTTAGTGTCGTGTTGTAATTTGCAATATCAGCAGAATTAATTGCACCAGCATTGTAATTAACAAAGTTGCAATTTTGAACTAACCCAGTAATTGGTGTTGCCGTACTACGGATACAAAAGGGTGCAGTTCCACCAACAGGATTAAACGCTCTGCTTTGATTGATTATAGAAATATTGTCAATTAATACATTTGTTAAATCAGTTTGTAATGTTATTACTGCTTCACAAGTACCTGCTATTCTTGAAGCATCAAGGATAACTCCATTTTTAATTACTGTATTAGTTGATTTTCCTACACTCATGCAACCATTACTAGCAGTTAAAAGATTTGCATTGCTAAAATAAAATCCATCTAAAACAATATTTTTATGTGGTGATGCAGCAGAAGCATGACTCATTAAACTAAAGCAAGGCGAAAGACACCCATAAATAGATATGTTTGATAAACAAACATTTTCTACCCCAACTTCATTTGCGATTACTGCTGGTATGGAGATTAAGGCAGATGCTGTTGCAAACAAACTTGTAGTTTGATTTACAACTGTAAAATTATTAACCGTTATGTTTTTTACAACACCTAAATTATTTCCACCGACATATGTTGGAGATACAGCAGACATATATAATGCAATATTGTGACAATTATCAACCAATACATTGTTTATTGTTACTGTATCTACACCGTACAAACCTAAAGGAAATGCGGCCCCATACATTCCTCCAATAGTTTGTGAATTTGTAATTACAAGGTTTTTGGTATTTTTGAATAAATATATTGCGTGATCCAAATCAGTATCCGAACAGTTGTTCCACAAGCAATTATTTATAGTAATATTTGTTGTTTCTTCCCAATAAATACCCGAAATATTTACGCCATCAAATGTTGTGTTTTCAATTAAAATGTTCTTGTTTCCAGTTCCTAGTGTTGTTGAACCAGTACTTTGAAAATTTATTGGTTGATAAAAATCGTTACCGAAATAACAATTCTTAATTACAACATTTTCAACATCAGTTAAAAGTAAACCGTATCTAAAATTTGTAACTATGGTGGTAAGACTTCCAAAATAAGGAGCGGAACATTTTGGATTTTTCCCGGGAAAATCTGCCGTATTACAGTAAGAATCAAACGCTGCGTCGGAATTACCATATCTAGAAACAGTGTCATAACAAACAAACCTTAATCCATCAACAGTTAAATTGTCAACATTTGTTCCTGTAATAAAGCCAGTAGCATTAGATAAAGACGATCTAGCAGAACAAGCAATGGTTGCTCCATTAGAAATAATGCTAATACCATTTGTGTTTGATACAGACAAAGCACCAGTAGAACTAATTCGGTAACTATTGGCTGTTTTTGGAATTAGTAATGTTCCGCATCCAATTGAAACAAGTGAGGCTATTGCATTTTGAAATGCTGTCGTATCATCGGTCACCCCATCCCCTACCGCGCCAAAGTCATTGACACTGACCGTGTCACGCAACTTGGAAAGCACCGTTCGTGCGATAGATGATGCAGAAGAATTGCGGTATCCAACTAAACCAGCACCTGCGGCAGCAACCGTCGATACAGCCAAATCAGTGCGAAGCGCAGTATCCGTACCTGAGCCGGCTGAAACAATTGGCAAACCGTTTGCGTCAAATACCAAATACTTATTTGATCTTCCGGAAACTGGCGGCAACTCCATGTCAAGGCTCAAGCCGTCAGAGATCGGGATCTTGATAGACCGTGTCAACTCGTCAGCCATCTGCTGAATCTGAATCGTTGCCCGGTCAAGCGCGTCCGTGATGACTTCGGGGTAGAAGCCACCCTGATTGGTCAGGTCGGTCGGTTGCAGGTTCGCAATGTCCGAGGTGATCACCATCGTGAACCCGGTCGCCAGTACGGCGAGGAGCGTCACGTTGCCACCGGGGTTGCTGTCTTGGTCGGTGTTCAATGACACCGTGTAGTCGGTGTTCAGTATGAGCGTTGACTCAAGTCCTGTTGAAGAGTCAGCGCGAACAACCTGCAAGTTTGAAGCAGCAAATATCTTGAAAGCGAATGGAAATACGGTCGCTGTGCTTGTGCCTATAAACGGCCCAGCGATTCGTACTGTTGAACTAATCGTCATGGACTTGGCTCCTAAAGGTTGCTGAAAGAATATTCATTTGCATGTTCCATACGGGTACTATCACTTCTTCTTACTCTCTGCGCTTGGCACTCCGGTGATCAGTCCGCGCATGTAGTCAATTGCTCCGGTCGGCTCAATCTTCCCGCGCTCGACTTCCATTTGGTAACCGATTGGACGACCGAGGACAGACACGGGAACTCCGGTTGCATTCGTAATGAGTGTCAACACATCGCGCACGTTTCTGCCTTCAAGTTCTTTGTCATCAGATGCAAGGTTGACAATGGCTTTGCCAACACCAACAGTCGATGCCTCAAGCGAACCAACCGATGGGCTGCTTGTGATTCGGTCGTCGTACGTCTTATCGGTAAACCCTGCCGACAACGCGGTGTAGGCGGCTGACCCGAACGGAACCATTGCCGCTCCCGCCCGTACTTGGCTACCGAAGAACCAGTCAGCAACATCGTCAAGGTATCCATCGTCATCATTGTCCCACCCAGCACCAAGGGAACGAGCAATAGCGTCTGCCACCAAAGTCGGGGCAAGGAACCCAAGCATGTAGATTGACACCAACTTGCCCTTGTTGCCGCGCCAGCCAAGGTCGCGCAACACCTTGACATACTCGTCAGTATTCAGGTTGGCAAGCATGTTGAAGTAACCCGTGAATTGCACAAAGGTCTTGTAGAACGGCGAGCCAACCTCAAAGGCTGCAACGTCCTCTGCCGACATGCTTCCCTGCGTCGAACGGACGGCAGCGTCAGCCTGTTGGATAGCCTCAGCCTGTGCCTCGCTGTCAGAAAGAGTAGTACGAATTTCTGACAGCACTTGGTTGTACTTGCCGTTCCAAGTCACGATGTCAACAAAGTTTTGAAACGCTGACTGTAGGAAGTAACCGTGATGCTGCGACCACTTCTGAATCTTGTCGAACTTGTTGGGGTTCAACAGCAGGTCGTTCATTTGATCTTGAATCTCAAAGATTTGCGAGTGCATGCGCTCGTTCATAAACGGAGACAATCCGGCAATTGCCTCGGCGGTCTTTCGTGGACTTGCAAGGTAAGTAAGCAGCGAGTCCTTCAACGCGCCTTTCGACACCTTGAGCGCAGATGGGAACAACCCGGTCACCTGCTGCAATGCGTTTCGCAGGTTAGCAAACATAATTGCCATGCCTGTGCGCGAGCGCAAAACGCGCCAAAATTTGTCAACGGCCTTATTTCTACCAGGCTCGTTTGTTGACTGACGGGCGGTTCGGTTCAGCCAAGGCAGCAACATGAACTCGACAACGGTCGGGTCAATGCGGCTTAACTTGTCAGCGAACCCACGGTTGTTGACAATGCGTAGCGCGTCCTTGATAGCCGGCTGGATGTTGGCAAACCGCAACACATCATCAATGTGCTTCGCCATCAACCGTACGTCGAGGCTCAGTGGCTTGTTGTACTCAACGCGACTCTTGGTGAATCCCATGCCTGTACTTGGCATAGATGACCGGAAATCTGCGTCGAGTTCCTCGGCCTTTGCCTGACGCTGCGCGTCACGAACAATTGCCGCGTCCGTCTTTGCAGGAACGTACCCACCTCGGTATGTGCCGAACGTGTTTGTGAACTGCGTTGCTTCAACTTCCTTGAAGTAGTAGCCGTACAGGTCGCGGTGCGCCTTCTGCGCGATTGGCTTTATTTCCTCGTTGAGATCCCACACCGATTGCAGGAAGTCAAAGTCATTCTTTGTCAACACGCCCTCGGCAATCATCCGCTGAACAAACGAGTCCCAACGTGCTGTTTCAAGCGTTCCGTCACTGTTAAGTGACCCCCACCCACGACCAACTAGCAACTTCTTGTAGTTACTCTCGTTACCAGTGTGCAACATTGCGCCGAGCAGTTCAGCCTTACCAATGCCGCCGTTACCAACGCCGAACGTGTAATCGATTTCCGGTGATGTGATCTTGCCAACGGGCAGGTCAAGTGTGCTAACAAGGTCAACGAACCGCTTGACGTAGTTGTTGCGGTCTACTCGGTACGCGTTGACAGCGTCCTTTACAGGCCGATAGATGTATTTGGTAAACGCACCAACGCCACCAGCACCGTCCGTTGCGTCTGCCCAGTTCTCGACTCGGCGCAGCAATGCCTTTGCGCTGTACAGATGGGCAGCAAACTTCTGCTTGGTTGTCAGTGCGCTCTTCTCGCCTGGTACGGTTGTTGGTACGCCAATCTCATTGAGTCGTGCGTCAAGTTCTGACAACACACCATCAAGCGCAATCTTCTTGCCGGCAACGGTGATCTGCTTGTCGCGTCGTGACTGCGCCCACAAAGCGTCAACGACATCGCGCAACATGCGGAAATCGTCCATTGACATCTGTGTGTAGTCCTGAACACCCGTACTTGCCTGACTGATCAGCGGTTCAATCTCTGCGTACAACTCAGGGTTGTATGCCTCAAGTTTCCTAATGTAGTCGGCAGGGTTCTTGCCAACCTTCCCAAACCCGTAGTACGACAGGATTGCCCGTGCAGCGTCAACCAAGTCCATGTTGCGCGATTTGGCAATCTTCTCGTCAGAACCGAAGAACTTCCGGAAGTCCTTGACAGCGGTGTCAACTTCCTCAAGGGACGAGGTCGCTTCCTTGACCAATTGGTTCTGCAAGACCTGCGCTTGCTTCGCACGAATGATGACCTGCTCCGGAGTCCGGTCGCCGTACTTTGCCTTGTACGCGTCAGCCTTGCCCTGTGCCTTCGTAGAGGCATCAGCAGCCTTGCTAGTGGCTTCGGCAACAGCGGTAGCCTCATCGACCCCCTTGGCGATCTGCTCGTTGTAGACCCGCGTGTAGGTCGATTTGGAGGCAGCGTCAGGGGTCTGTCTGTCTTTGTACGCCTCGGCAGCGTCACGGGAGGCTCGCGCCTCGGCAGCGGCGTACTCGCCTGGGGAGATATCGTCGATCTTCTTTGCGCCAACGATCTGCCGCGCTGCTGCCTTGGCAGCGTCAATCATCACACGGACAGGCTGGGTTGCCTTGGCAATGAAACGCGCCTCAACGGCAACAAACCGCTCACGGGCTTCGTTGTGGATCGCAGCCTGTACAGCAGCCTCCCTTGCTTCGGGGGTGTTCATCTTGCCGTACTCGTCCATCATGCGCTTGTCGAGTCGAGCGGCAATCTCTTCCTTTGCCGGCTTGGCGGTCAGCAGGGCAAGCACCAATTCGTCGCCACTCACAAAGCCAACGATCTCGGCGACCATGTCAGGTGGGATGCCATCCTCAGACACCATCCCGTACTTGCCGTACCCAAGTTTGGCAATCTCCTCGGACGGCAGCATCTTCTTGACAGCCTCAAGGTTCAACTTGAACTTGTCGTTGAACTGCACCAGTTCGCCGTTCTTGGCGCGACCCTGTCCGGTCTTTAGGATTGACATCGCCATGTACAGCGGCTCGGCCATCACCTCGGCTTCGATTTCCTCACGCATCTGCTTGCGGATCGTGTCATGCTTTGACTGCATGTTTTTGAGCAATCGCGAACGGGCGTTTGACAGCCACTCCATCTGACGCAGACTTGCCTTGGTCAGATCGGTGACCGCTTGGTCGTGCGCCTCTTCAATCATCGCCTGGTACGCAGCCCAACGTGCGTCATCCATCCCTGACTCTGCTTGAGTTTGGAACTGCGGCTTCATTTCATTGACAGCCTCCGCTCGCTTGATCTGCGCTTCGCTTGCAAGCATTCGACCCATGACCCCACGGATTTCGTCGGTCAGGATCGGCAGGTCTTCGCCAAACTCGCGACGGTAGATGTCGTTCAGTTCGGTGGAAATAGAGGTGTACACACGGCGCAACCACTTGGAGAAACGCTCAAACAGACCCTGCATCTCAATGCTCGGAGCCTTGCCTTCAAAGAGGTAAATCTCAAAGTTGTAAGCAAACTGCTCTTGGTACTTACGTTGCTCCTCAAACGTCATGGCGTTCCAAGCAGCAATGTCTTTGACACCAAACGAGTCAAGGAGAATCTGCACATCGGCGGCGATACGCGCTGGCGCACCTGGGCGACTTGCAATGTCTGTGTAAACGCTGAAGAAGAAGTGCGACGATTCATGCAGGAAGGTTGACAGGTCAGCCTTCGTGTTGAGCGTGGTCAGCAGACGAGTTGGATCGAATGACCCACGGCGACCTGGGGACGGGGCGGCTTGGAACAACGGTAGGCCTTGACCAACCTTTTCAATGAAAGCAGCAGTGACATCAAATGACGGCTGAGTATCAAACCCGCCGACATCGCCATAGATAAACCCGCGAGTCAAGTCACCATCTAAACTATCAAGCAACTTTTGCAAATCGGTTTCATTGCGAATTAAAGATTCTTGTCCGTTCTTATCAACGGCGTAAATTTCTGCACCGCGAGCAATTGCCTTACGGACAACATCAGTATTCCACGGTTGTTCCGCGTTGCTTGATGCATCGCCTGACATGTTTATCTTGGCAATTCCTAACTTCTCCCCGCCATACTTCTTGAGCAATTTGTTCATTGCCGATGGCAACACATCGTCATAGAACTTCCGCATTCCCTCGCCACCAATTTTAATATCTTCAGATTTGATGGTGTTGATTTGATCAGGGAAAGCGTCAGCCTGTTGTATAAGGTCAGCACCGCCTGATTTTCCAAACAACTCTTCGATTCTTTCAGCAGTTACAGATTTCTCTGCCTTTAACTCTTTGCCATCCTTAATGGCTTTGTAGTTGTAAGTGCCGTCATCGTTTCGATCAATTTCAACTTCATCAACGGCTTCAGTTAAAGCATCTTTGTATCTTGTTACGCTTTGATCTCCGTCAACAAACGCAACGCGGTCATAGCCGCCGTTGATTGCCTCAAGCATGACATGCTTTAGTCCAAGGTTGAGCCAGCCGTCTGTAGTTTCAACAAATGGGGCTTTAGCAATATTGATAGACCCATACGCAGCGTATTGCAAATTTTCAACAACAGTTCGTTGCGCCTCTGCCTGTTCATATAACAGAACCGCACGGTCTTGATCAATAAGGCTAATTGCACTGTATTCCTGAGTCAATTCATCTAACTTTTTTTGCTCAATTGGCAGTGATGCCAGTGCGGCAGAACGACCACGAGCATCTTCAAATCCAACCTTTTTCCCTTGTTGACCCCAATCACTTTGCACTTCTTCAACAAACAACACGCGCTTGCCATCGGCATCGGTGCGGTCGTTCATGCGAAGGTGGACAAGAACATTGCTTTCGTCCCAGTGCGAAGACATGAACGGCTTTACTTCGGGCGCACTTGGAATGCGATACAACGCGTTTGCTTCAGCGTCGCGTTTATCTTCTAATTTATCTCTTTCATTTTTGAGCAAATTGATTGCTTTGCTAACTACCGATATTTCTTCATCAGCCCATTGAGGCCCTCGGTATTCCTTGAGTTCAGTTTCAATTTCTGCAAGTCGTGGAGCGTATTTGTCAAACACAACTTGACGAGCAGCAAGGCCTTCCTTTGACATTGCAGGAGCCGGTGGCGCAAACCCAACAGGCAACGTAACTAGAATTTCGCGATAGTTCTCGCCGCCTGGAAGCACATACCGCGAATACTTAGTTTCAACACCACCACTTTTGGCGGCATCACGAATGTACTCATCAAGGTCAGTTCCAAACTCAAATTCTAATTCTTTGTTGATTGGAACAGCCGCTTCAGCGATTTGACCACGCGACGCGTTTGCTTCTACCAATTTACGGTAAGTGTCAAATTCAGTTTGTAATGACCCACCAAGTGCCGCTTCGGCGTCGTAGGATCCTTTAATTGCAGCGGCTTTCACCATGTCGCCACGATCACCAAGCGTGACAGTCTCAACCTTTACCCCGTTGTTCTTCAGGAATTCGCTCACCGTTTCCTTGGTGATCTTCCCTTCCTGCATGTCAAGGTATTCAACAAGGCCGCTCCACTCAACCTCGCTTTGCTTGACGATGCCCTTGTTGACCCAGCCCTTGATCTGTTCTTTCCAACCGCTGGCAACAAGCGACTTGGCGGTGACATCGCCTACGGCCCTGTCTAGCGCGGAGTAGGTGGTTGCAGATACAGTAGCGGCTTGTTCAAGAATGCTTGGAGCAGTCTTACTAAACGTACCTACGTTTTCACCCGCTGATTTTATTTGAGTCGGAGTAAAAGCAATCGCATTAAACGAGCCATCTTTGTCTCGCAAAATCACGCCGTCATATCCATCTCGAATCAATTCCGCAAATGATTTTTTGTCGTATTCATTCCACCCAGCAGGATTCTTTATGGATGCAAACAATTCCATAATGACACCACTACCAGCAGCACCAACTTCTCCACTCTCAATTGCCGCTTTGTCAGACGCAACCCAAAACACCCCTTGCGCACCTTTTTTCATGTTCACTTTTGTGAACTTCTTATCTGTGCCGTGGTAAACCATTACTGGCTTACCTTCAGCATCAACAGTCTTGCTATCGCCAAACCATTCTGTAAAGTTCTGCCACACAATTGATCCATCCGGTGCAGTGCGGTTGCCAAACTTCTCTTTTGCCCATGTAACTACTTCGGGACGTTGACTTGCCTCGTCAAACTCAGTCTGTTCGCCAAGTCCTAAATCAACGCGTGAGGCTTGCTCAAGCGAGGCGGCTGCTGGTGCTGCCTGTCCTTCCCCACGCGTTGCCATGCCGTACTGAATGTCAAACTGATCAGGTGTCATGTTCAACGACTGAGCGTTAACCACAGCAAACGCAACGTGAGCAGCGGCCATTGCCTTTGCCTCAAGTTCCGTGTACTTGCCTACCGCCATGATCTCAGACACAACGCGGTTCTCTACTACCTTTGCGCTTTCGGCAAGGATCTCGTCGCTTGCGGTCATTTCCTCTGACAACTTAACCAACTCAGCGACGCGAGTGTCTCTCGACTTCACATACTCGTTGTTGTCATTGATTGACATGTCATCCGGGTTCAAACGCATGTCACTCTGCAAGTCCTGACCAAATGCCGTGTCTACCAACCGAGCCGCGTACACGCTCGTAGGGATGGTGACATCAACGCCGCTGTTAGCACCAATTGCTTGCAACTGCTTGTACAGGTCAGGCAGCAGGAACTGCAACTGCTCTTGGTTGATCCCGTTCCTGACCATTGCACCGCGCACCTTGTCAACGTCAACGAAGATCGTTTCTGCGCCGGTTCCCTTTGCTCGCTCTGCAAACCAGGCTTGGTAGGAGTTCGGGTTGCGCTCGCGCACTTTTGAGGTTGCAGCGTCCTTGCCGATGTCCTTGAAGAATTGCTTGGTCTTGTTGGCCTTACGCGCACGTTTCGCGTCAAGCGCAAAGTTCGCACCTGGCATGATGAACCCCATCACTGCCATGCCCTTTGCTACTGTTTCAAAGGTTTCAAGAAGGCGATTGGCAACCTCCATTCGACCTTCCGGTGTTGTCATCTTTGCTTGAAATTCAGGGTCTGTTTCGTACTTTGCAAACTCTTCGGCGGTGATGTTGGTGACTTCTTGCACAACTTCGGTCACGCTTTCAACGCCAATGCCCATAGTCCACTCTTTGATGAACTTGCCAACAGCGTTCTTAATGCCCGGAACCTGCACAAGCGAACTGACTACCTGTTCTTGCACCGTTGACTTGATCAGCGACTTTGCCCTGCTAGTGAAGAACTTCAGGGGAATCATTTCAAGCGCGGCGTTGATTGTGCCAACAATGGTTGCTGCCGTACGCGCCGTGTCTTCGGGAATGTCTTGTTCAAGCAAATCAATGAACGACGATCCTGACTCAATTTCAAACGATTGCACAGCAGAGGCTGACAAGAACCCCAACTCAGCACCGGCAATCATGCCTGGTACTAGACCAATGCCGCCCGAAGGCAGACCAAGAATTGCACCGCCGGCAACCGCTCCAACACCCGCCATCTCAATTTGTTGTGGCAAGCCGGATTCCATCTGCCCTTCAAGCGCACCAAAACTCTCAGCAAACCCACCACTGCCGCGCAACTTCTGCATTTCGGCAATTTGCCGTCTTGCTTCTGCTCGGTCGGTTTCAAGAAGCGGCTTGCCAAGATAAAAGTCTTGAAGCATCTTCCCGCCAAGTCTTCCAAGTTTTGTTGTCGCGTATCCGTACTCACGACCAGCCAAGAACTCGTTCTTGACTCCCATTACCGAGTCAAGCATCGACCCAGTGGATTGCAAGTTTTCAACGTCATCAAGCGCAATGGCTGCAAAGTTCTGATCGGACAGCATCTTTGCAAGAATGGGGTCAGCCCTCATCAAGTCCAATTGACCAATGCGGTCAACGGCAGCGCGTTCCTGAAGCGTCTTCATGTTGCGTGATGCAATGTCTGCACCAACGCCTGTCTCGTACCCAAGACGCTGCGCTGCGGCCGCTTCGTCCGGGTTGCCGGCTGCTGCCTTGAAAATCGCCAAGTTCATGGCGTTGGTTTGGTCGGCAACGCGCTGGCGCGTCTGCCTATCAATCTTGTCAGCAAAGTCATCGCCCGACGGAACAAAGTCAACCTGCTGCGCCATTGTGTTTGGCAACGCGGCAGATCCGGAACTGTTCAATGCATCAATAGGATTTTGTGATGGTGCGTACTTAAAACTTGGATCGGTAATATCTTTGTCCATCATTTAGTTCCTATTTTACGCAATGTTTTCCATGCCGCTTCAAATTGACTAGGAGTCGGATTCTTGATGCCCTCGGATTGCAAGTACCTGTTGACTGCCGCTCGTCGTGCAGGATTAAGCGTCACCATTTGACCTTCCAATTCAGAAGGCGTGTAAATAGCAGCCGGCATAGGCTTGCTATCCCAAATCCAACCCGGCTTAACTACGGTGTCAGCCATTGTTGCGTCAATGATCATTCGCTTTTGGTCGCGATCTAACTTCTTGCCTGTATCTGATTGCATTTCGTAAATCTTATTTTCAATATTGACGCGCATTTGCAAGTTTTGTTCAGGTGTCAACTTAAAGCCACTAGCAGCAAGTGTTGCATTGACTAGGTCAGCATCAACTGTTGCTTCAATAAGTTTGCCGCTGCCAACTTGGTCGAGTAGTTTAATAAATGTTTCGTTGGTCAACTTTGACTTGTTGTCAAACACAAATTGGCGAGTAAGAATTCTTGGGTTTTCAGCAATTTGAAGCATGATGTCCATGTCATTTGCTTTGCGCTTGTATCCAATGACATCAGACTGTTGGGCTGGTGTGAGAGCGGCAAACAATGCCGGATCAATAGCATTTGGATCTGTCAGTTGCGCCCGTGTAACTGCCTCAACAACGCGCTGGTTCTCTTGCGCTGCCATTGCGCGGTCTTGCGAATACCGCTGACTGATTCGCTGCTTGACAGCATCCCTAATCTCGCGTCGATCAATTGACCCTGCAATAGCCAGTGCCTCTTGTTCGGTTTGCGGCCGTCGAGTGGCATCCCTGTTCATGGTTGGGTCAAGGGAGTTGACGTTACGAATGTCAATTGGTTCACCATTACGAACGATTCGATATGACACCGGGGTGTCCTTGGCAAAGGAACCAATTGCTTCGCCTCGCTTTAATCGTTGACCCTCAAATAACTCGGTGTCGCTAACACCTTCAAGAAACACCTCTGACCCGTCATCCATTCTGATCACGGTTTCCTTGCCATCCCTGCCAATGACAATGCCGTCCGACGGGCTGACAACAGGAGTGTCAACCTCAGCAGTAATTGACACGCCAACAGGAAGCGTTTCGCCATCCTTGCCAGGTCGAGTGACAAGGGTAATTGCCCCACCCTTTACAGGCGATTCAAAGTTTGCTGTTCCGGCAGGTGTGTCAAGCGTCCCGCGTTCGTAGATGCTGTCGGCAATCTCGCTTGTCATCTGTCGGTCGCGGTTTGCTGAAACTGATGTCAACAGGCTTTGCGCTGCTTTCTCGTCAATGAGGCCGTTCTCTTTCTGACTAACAACGTAATCAAGCGCGGCCTTGTATTCGTCATTGAGCATAAGCCGATTGACAACGCCACCTGTGATAGCAGTAGTTACGCCGCGCTCCATCTCAAGCATCTGAAACGAGTTCAATGGGATGCCAACGCTCTTGGCGTATTCCCGCGTTTCATTGATTGCAGTCATTGCGCTCGCGTTGAACGCGCCAGTTGGCTGACCGTCTTGGTCAACCTGACCGCGTGATTGGTACTCGTTGACGGCGTTACTGATGTAGTTGACTGCGCGAGCCTGTGACTCGTTTGTAGCAAACCGAAATGCTTCTTTGCTCTTGTGGTCAAGCATCTGCCCACGGAACTGAGCCATGTTCCGGGAAGTGGCTTGCATGAACATCGCCTTCTGCGTGTCATTGCCAAGTCCATCCATCACCGCGTTTGCAGACGCTGACAGCGCGTCTTGTGTTGCCTGATACTTGGTGTCGGCATCTTTGCCGTACGAGTTGAAATAACCATTCTGACCGCGCAGCACGTCTTGCGCCTGTGTCAACCACTGTGTCTCAGCCTGTTTGGCGTTGCCGTCATTCAGGTTGTCCTGCATGATCGCGCCAATGCGGTACTCCACATTGCCGGCTTGCACCAATGCGTTGCCAAGTTCGACCGCTTGACCCGCTGCTAGGTTCTGTGCTGGCTGACCGGGCGTTGCCTCAAACGGTGCGACACCCGCTTGTGATGAAATGTCGGCTTGTGGCACAAACGATGTTGGGACTGTTGGCATGGTGTTTAATCCCGTGGATTTCGACGGGTTTGCGGTTTTTATCAGAATCTGCGCTGTGACTGCGCTGCAATAAGTTCATCCATACGACGCTGTGTAGCCCACGTTGACCCGATACTTGAGGCACTACCAAGCAGACTGCTAAACGAACTGGAGTACGGGCTGATTGTGCCAGCGGTAGCCATGAGGTTGTTCGCGCTTGTACCCGCGATCACACCTTGGTTGATGTAGTTGATCCGCTGCGCTCGCGCTGCCTCAGCCTGACGTACGGCGTTAGAACTGATGGTCAACTTGTCAATTTCCTTGATCAAGTCCATGCTTGCGGTGACCTCACGCGCACTGCCGACACCACCCTGAATTCCTCTCGCTGCCATTGACGCGGTAGCGGATGCGCGGCGTTGACCTGCACCCATCGTGTACTGACCGATTGCCCGTTCGCCGGCGAGAAGCGACTGCTGCGCTTGCATCTCAGCACCGCGAGCGTTAATCGCTGACATCTGCGCCTGAAACCGTTGGTTCTGCGCTTGCATCTTGAGTTGCGTCTTCTGACTGTCAGCGGCGTAGAACGAACCGATTGCGCTGTTGACAGCACCGAACACCGACATGATCGAACCGCCCATCATCAGTGCTTCGCCGCTCGTCCAACTTGTGCCGGCTGCACCGCCAACGGCAGGAAGCGTTGATCCACCCGCGCTGTACCCGGCAGGGGTTGGTGATGAACCGAGGATGTTCATCAGGCTGCTTGACGATGCTGCGTATGCAAATGAACTCATGTCTTTCTCCTGTTAACTGCCGACAACGATCTCTGTGGTAATGCCGACAATGGTCAGCGGGAGCGGGTCGCTCTGCCGAATGTAGATTTGACCGGACTGCGCCCATGTCGGGGTCATAGCAACGCTGACTTCATCGGACTTCAGGGCTGGCGGTGAACCGTACGGCTCGGTAATGCGTTGCTTGACTTCTGTCAACTTGTTTGCGTCAGGCCCGACAAATACACCCGACGATTGGAACACCCGAATCCATGCCTGATTGACGTTCTTCACGCGCCCCTGCGCAAATGCGTCAATGTTCAATGCCACCGGCAGGGTCTGTAGGTCGCTTTGGTACGGCAGACCAACGTGAACCACTACCGATGCACGTTCAAGGACTGCTACCCCTCCGGTCACCACTACCTGCGGCATCACTGCCCCGTCGGCAAGGATGCTGACCGTCTTACCCTCAAGGTGCGACAGTCCGCTGACCGTGTCCCGTGCAAATGCCCACACAGCGGTCGGAGTTGCCCTGAGAGCGACCGGAATGACCTTGTCCACCTTGGCTGTTGCCACAGTCGCGGAACTCGTAGCGAGGATCTTGAGGCGGTAGGAAGCACCTGTGGAATCTGTCAACACAATGGCATCGTTGACATCGGTGGTTCCGGGGTACACGAACAGGCTTGAGGAGGCGGTAATTGTCAGTACGTCTGCCGGCCCCCAGGTCGTGCCACCCGTCACCGTAACAGTTGTCGCGGTCGAGTTTGTGCCGTTAAACGTCGATCCCGCATCCACAAAGAAGCAGTCTTTGAGCAGGTTGACCTGCCGAGTTGCCATCCGCTCAACGTATCGCACCGAGTTGCCGTTGATAGTGCGTCGAACAATGACGTACAGGGAATCCTCGTTGCCTTCTGCGACAACGGTGCAGGACTCAAACACGCCGTCGGTGTCGTGCTGATGCCATGCACCGATCTGCTGTTCAGGGACATAGGTCAGCCCAAGCAGTTTGCCTGTCGTTGACACAAACCACAAGAGTGGCTGCGGCGACTTGGCGTAGCACATGTCAACAATGTTGAAGTTGTCGAACAGGTGTGCAGCGCGGATCGACAGGTCGCCAGTGATGAACCCGTTCGACTGCCATGAGTAGCCGAGTTCGCGAATGTGACCGCCTCTTGCAGCGCAGTACACCATGCTGTTGTTGATGATCTCAGGCTGCACGTTGCTTGCGCCAACGTACGACTGCGGACGCACAGACACCGTGGTTGGTGTGATCGCATCGCTGTTCACCGGGCTGACGCGCCATTCCGCTGCGCTGGTCAGGAGGATCAACTGTGTCAACGGGATGACATGACGGATGGTGTTTGCTTCTCGCGCTGCGACACGGAAGTTGATTCGGTCATCGTCCTTGACAGGAAGCGAGTACGACATGTCGCTTTCGGTTCCTGAGCGCGTCATCCACATGCTTTGTGGCTCGTTCGTTGTGCCGGCAAACACCCGACGCTGCTCAAAGTAACTCACGGCCTGTGGGTAGTTCCCTGCCGACATAAACACCGGGTCAACGATGGGAGGCGTAATCCCCATGTCAGGCGCAATGTTGTTGTCAGTAAACGAATTGGTATCGGATTGTCCGATATAACCATACAAACCATTTTGCTTCTTGTAGATGTTGTATCGCAATGCCCCTGACACAGCCGTCCATGTCAAGTCATTCGACGCGCCTGTCACATTCAAGTTGTTGAATACTGTCCCAGGTGAACTAGCAACACTTTCGTCAAACCCGTTTGCTGCAATAGATGTAATGACATAGAAGTTGTCAAGGTCTTGCGACTGATTGGCGTATTGAACACTTCCACCACCTGTGTAAACACCAACAGGTGGATTGGTGCTGTTAAAGTGCGCCCCGGTCGTGTAATACTGCACTTCTAATTTAGTGCTAGGCGTGTTCTTATGGATAATCCAAAATCCATTTGCTTCTGTCATTCCAAGAACACCGCTAATTTCAACCGGATCTCCAAGAGCCAAATTGTGGTCGGCAACTGTTGTAATCACCGCAATTGCGGCGTTTGTAATGCCCGAAATATTGATTGATCGACCGCGATTCGCAGTTACCGTTGGCGCAGCAGGTGCTGCAACTGGCGACACAAATAAGATCGTTGACAGCGTCCACGTTGTTGCACCAAGCCGGCGCAACTCGCGTGGTGCGTAGTTTGGGTGGACGATGGTCAGCACATCGGCAGACTGCACATAGTGCAAGTCGAACAGGTCAGCCTCTGCGTACGGGGTAGGGATCTCGTATGCGGCTGAAGGAATCAAATACCAATACGTTGCATTCGTTGGCAGATTGCCTGTTGACGCAAGGATGCAATAGTAGTTGTTGCCCAAGTAACTGACCATGCTCCCAACCGTGTATGGGGTCGCACCATTGTATGCCGCTCCGGTTCCTGCCAACAGCGTTGCGCCCTGCGTGTGGAACCGGATGTACCCATCACCAAGTTCAAGCACCATCGTTTGCGTTGTGCTGTAGGTGAACGGGATCAGTCGAGTGCGCTTTGCGCTGTTCTTGACCGCTCGCACAAACGCTGTTCCGGGTCGGTTCTCTGCCGGCCCTTGCGGCATGGCAATAAAGTTCCGCAACTTTGCCGCCCCGGTTTGAAACTTGACATCGTCAATGCGTCCAAACATCTCAGGCGACAACTCGCCGCCGGCGAACGAACGGAAGAAGGTGCGTGTCATCGGCATGTTTATCTTCCTGCTGACCAGGGAACGATGTGTTCCACCTTGATGTTTCGCATGTTTGAGTCACTTGTTCGCGCCTGAGACAAATACCCAGCCATCATCTGTAGGCATCGTTTCGCTTCACCTGACCCGGTGTCGCCCTTGATAATCGGCCCTGCAAGCATTGATGCCAAGTGCCATGACAACGTCATTACAAACAGCGGCGTGAACTTTGTCGGGTCAGACACAAGCGACTGATACCGGAGCATTGCACTCGCTTGGTTGGTGTAGATCACACCTGCACCAAGGGTGTCAGCCTCAACGGCGTACGGCTGCGGGACGTACTGACCTGCGGCAATGAGCGGCGAGTAGTTGTGTCCAAATGACGGGCTGTCGGTAGGTACAAACTGCGTCGCGTAGTCGTTGGCAGCGTCAGGAGGCAGCACACTGACAATGGTCACGCAGTCACCAGGCACTGCGTATGCGTACTCCCATTCCGGCCACACGTTGGTCACCTGTGCAAGATTGACACGCTTAGAACCGAAGTTCCAGTTGTGCATTTGCAGCAAGGAGTCGCGAGCAATGGGGTAGAACCGGGCGCACAAACCTGCCTGAAACGATGCTTCAGGCGGGTCAATGCTTGAGACTGTTGCCTCATCCCCGATGTGTGATAGTGCTAGGTTGCAAATATCGACTTCTGAACTCAATGTGCGACCTCCTAGAAACAAGGGGGAGCCGTGGTTTCCCAACGACTCCCCCCATGCGGCAAATCAAATCAAAGGATCAACCCTCGTCAACGTCCGCTTCATCATCCGAAGACTTACGCTTGCCCTTGGCTTTCCACTTCCTTCCGGAAGCATCAACCGTTGGCTCACCGTTGCCTGTGCCTGTCACTAATTCGACACAGTCATTTGAATCTCCGTTGTACTCAAAGACATCACCTTCCTCGCGGATGGAGTTGTCGATGTAGCACTTAACTTTGGCGCGATACATTGGCATGGTTGAATCCTAATTACGCAACGGTGAATCCGGAGGCGTAGAACTTCTTGCCATCCTGAATGTCAGAAGTGATGTAAGCGCACACAGCACCCGTGGTTGGGGTTGAACCGAGAGTGCTATATCGCGCTCCCAAGTACCGCGCACCAACACCCGAGCCGCCTGTTGCCTTGTAAATACCAGGCGTGAGGCGAACGTAGTACGAGTTTCCTGCTGGGGTCAGATCAGCAAGTGCAATTGCACCCGAAGATCCACCAGCAACAATGCCCGTAGTAAGAGCAGCATTGGTCGCGTAAATCACTTCAAACTGAAGCGAAGTAAGCGTGTTATACGCTTCGGTAAGCGTGAACACCATGTACAGATCTTCGCCTTCGCCGATGTCGCGAGCAACGCCAAGATCAATACTGTTTGTGGAAACGACCGGGGTTCCCGCGACAGGCAAAGCAGCCTGTCCGGTGATTGATCCGGTTGCCGGAACAGTTCCGGAAACGACTGATAGTGATTCAATAATCATGTGAGTAATTCCTTTCTAGGAAATTGACTTAGGAAACTTGCGACTCGGTGTTGATGAGCGAATCGACCTTGCGGATTGGAACGCCTTGGAACGACAACCATGAGTTTGGCATACCAAACTGCGAAAGACCTTCGTTGACCTTGAGAACATACTGACTCTTGTCCATCGCCTGGATGGCAAGACCACTATGAACAGTACGGTTCATGTAGAAGGCAGCGCGACCCATTGACAGATTTGGGATGCGGTAAATGGCGCGTGACATCATCTTGATAAGGTTGGTTGCAGCAGATGCGGCCTGACCGTTTGTACCGGCAATCAAGTCGGTGGTGTTGATGTTGCAGATACGAACAACATAACGCCAATCCTTCACAACAAGACCGTTCTTCCACTGATAGCGGGTCGCATACGCTTGCATGCGGTTGCTGCTGTCGTAGACGGTCTGTTCGCCAAGATCCTCATGCACAAGTCCTGCTTTGGAACCCTTGGGGAACGGGCAGTACACGGTGTTGTCGCCCCACACAACGAGGTACACCGAGGTGCTTGCAGTGCCTGAGTATGTACTAGAACCCTTAGCGTCCAATACGTTGGCAATGTTGCCAGCACCAGTAAGTGCGGAGTAACGAGGAGCAAGACCAAGGTACGACTTTGGTTCGGTGGCAGGATTGCCGTAGAACAAGGTCGTTGCCTGAGTTTGATTCATCGCCTCAAGGAATGCGGTGTCTTCGGACAAACGGAATTGAGCCGTGTTGCCGTTGAGCATTGCAAGATCCTTGTCAACTTCGGAACGAGCCTCAAGGATGCCGCATGCTTCGTCAACCTGTGCGGTCGATGACTTGCTGTTTGGGATGCCTTGATTGAGTGCGCGCCAATACACGGTTGGAAGACCAGTACGAATGACTACGCGCTCGCCGGTTGGCAGATTGCCTTCCTTGAACACAGCGTCCTCAAGGACTTCGTTGGTTTGCGACAGAAGTTCGGCGATAATTGGAACGGTACCGTTTGGATCTAAACGCTTCGCCCAGTCGGCGAGTGTTAGATTGCTATTGCTATTTGCGATTACTGCCATGTGAGTGTTTCCTTATAAATTAGGACTGTTTGGAATAAAGGAAGGCTGCTTGGCTGGCGAAGTCTCGCGGCCGTCCCTGTGTAGGGGCTGCACCGTTTGCTTGTCCAACGTAGCGGTCTTCGGAAATTGACTTACCCGCTCGGAACATAAACCGGATGAACTCCGGGTGATTTCCAAGACCGGATTCGTTCAGTAGTGATCGAAGTTCAGGTGTCCCGAACTGGTCGAGTGCTTTCTTCGCGGTTGACAGGTTCTCGGAGAGTTTCTCTCCACCGAACTCCTTGTCAACCTTTGAACTGTCCGCCCATTGTGTGCGGAGGGTCTCGATCTGCTGGGCTTGACGCGCCTCCATCTTTGGAGCCATGCGGTCAAGTACCTTCTGTGCAGCATCCTGGGTCAGGTTCAATTCCTTTGCAACTTCAGCGAATGCGGTTAGCACTTCTGCGTCGAATGCTTTGCCTTCTGAGGCTTTGAATTCGTACTTTTCGGGTGCGCCCTGTGGAGCGTCAACCTTTGTTGCGTCGGGTTCGACAGCCTTGGTTGCATCCGCAACTTGCTGTTCCTGTCCTTCGGTTGCTTTGCCACCGTAGAGCGCGTCAGCAATGCTTACATCGCTCTTGGGTGCAGCGTCAGCGACAGCAGTGTCATTGGTTGTTGCTGTTGTCGTTGTCAGTGTGTCTGCCATTGTGTTCCTTCACCATCGTTGGGTACAACTCCGGGCAAAGCGAGTGGATCATGTCGAGGGTACGCAGTCCAAAGTTCCGGTTTCCTTCTGCAAAAGCCATTGCCATTGCATTAGTGTTGAAACTAAGCCTAAATACTCCAGCCTGATCTAGATGTCGCCACAAGAATCGGCGACCTCGCTTGCTACTCATCAACCACTTGATATCCGATTCCTCGACTTCCTTGGACAGTTTGTCGCGCAGATCGCGTTCTGCTTTCGTGCGCTCTTGTCCACGGATGTCGAGCGGGTCATAGTTGCTCATTGGATAAATTTAGCGAGCGTTATTCACAATACGGGTACTACACCTGAGAAGGTGAAGGTGATCCGTACCCTGAGAATTGGTTCATCACATCCATCAGCGCGTTCTGACCGCCGCCAGTCGGAGCCTGTGCAAGATTCTTAGCGGTCTGACTCTCTTGCTGCATCACTGCGACCTGCTCCTTTGCAGCCATCGCCTTGTTTCGTGCGTCGCGGATCAGTGCTACCTGCTTGTCGGCAACGATCAGACTTGGGTCAACGCCGAGCATGTCGGAATACGCGTCAACCCATTGGTCAGCGTCAAACTTGTCAAGCACATCAGGCTTGAAGGTGGCGACTTGACCAAGGTTGCCAACGAATCTGTCAACGCTGTTGGTTCCGATGGCGCGTTGCGCCTGAGCAAGCATTGACACGAACTCAACGCTCAAGTCCATGCCTTGCAGTTCGGGTGGTGCTGGCGGGACGATGCCGGCTGCAACCATGCGAGTGAAGGTGATGTCAATGAGCGGGTCAAGGAGTTCGTTGTGCAAACGCTCAAGCACAGGGCCAAGCATCAGCAGTTTCTCCTCATGCCGCTCTGCCACCTCGGTCGCCGTCATGCGGGTGTCGGTGGCGTTGGCAAGCATCAGGAACAGGTCGGCGTAGAACGACCCGCGCACACGCTCGCGCACATCCTGAATGTCACCGAGCAGGTGTTGCAGATTGAGATTAACCTCAAAGGCGGTCTTGATCCCTGAGTTGACACCATCGACAAACGTGATACCACCGGGCAACATCTCAACGTCGCGGTTCTTCATGTTCGCCGGGACTTGCAGCGGCGGTTTCGTCTGGTAGTCGATGACCTGCGCCTTGCGTAATTGTTCGTGTTGCAACTGCTTGATGTCACCCAATGCTTCCATGCCAGGCGAGTTCCCGTAGATATCACCCCCAACGGTTGACCAGCGAGGCACAAGGCATGGGAATTGAGCGAATCCACTTTCAGATAGGAACTTGTTTGGTTCTCCTCCAACTTCGAAGTACCAACTACCCCACGGCATATTCTTGTTGTCACGCTTTGAATGATCGCGGTCAGCGCGAGGTTCAATCGCATGAATAATGCTAATCCATTGGTCAAGGGAACCCCTATCAAATTGGTTCTGCACACTTGTTGAGCAGTTCTTGTAGCCAAACTCTTTGACAAGTTCGCTGACGGTCTTTTCAAATTCTCGGTACAGGGTGCAAACGCGACCCTGATAGTCCGTGGCAATGCAATACTCGCCGCAAGTCACGGGGTACTGGTGGATGACATTAGTGAAGTCCGGCAGCACGATTGAGGCGG